GAGGAGGGCTGCAGTGGCACGCCCCACCATGCTCGGGTCAGGTACTGGCGTTTCTGACACTGTGGGACGCAGCTGAGATGGTGGGCAACGACGGAACCTGACGTAATAAGCGATTGGCTCCCGCCCAACAGTTGCCTCTTCCTCTCCAGGCCCCAAGACTATGGTCCCAGTGACATGCGCCTTGACGGAATACACCATGAAAGGAGCAGGGTTGTCCCATGCGTGCACTTCATGGATTGCCCGTACTGCCCCCAGCGTGGCGGTTGCTGCTGTGACACCTGCAACAACGGCTTGAGCTGTTTTGACAGCAACATTGCCGGGGCACTGCAGGAAGGAAAGAGCCGCAGTTGTGCACCCCACACCAAGCGCTGTCTTAATCGCTGTCTTGGTGTCTGCCAACTCACTGGCAATAACACCCACGGGCGACATGTGGAAGCCCCCCCGGTGGACCATGGGCATGATGTCTGCATGTTCATAGGTGGTGGAACCAGCCCTGACGGGGGCCATGACAACCTGCTTCACTCCGGTGACGAACCGCTTCAGGGCTGCTGTCTTCCGGCGGATGAAACCGGCGGCTGGCCACTCCTCGGCGTTGTGCCACTCATACTCCGCGTTGTCCACTGGGAGTGTCTGCCCGACATCAGCGCGGTGCATGACCGTGCGTATGTCCGTGGCGTTCTTGAACAGCATCAGGTAATCTGGGGCATCGAGGTAGTACGCCGAATGCACGCATATTGGGAACGTCCTGGTGTACAGTGCCAGACAGTTGCACTCACTGGCCTTGTGGTGGCAGTAATTGACCTTGTCAGTGGTCACAACCCTTGTGGCAGGCACGAAGTTCCAATCTTGCTTTTCCTTCTTAATTCGCTTCACCCGGTCAGAGTCATCCTCGTTGACAACTGGGATCATGGCATGGAAATGCACTCGGTTGAACCCCTTGACGTTGAGCATCTCTGCCATTTTGAGAGCGCCGAAGGATCCGGAACCCACGTCCACGACTGCCACTCGCTGCCCGAGGCTGGTGGCTTTCCGGGCGTCTTCGGCAGCGGCGAACAGCAACCCGGTGTTGGCAACAACTCTTGAAGCATTGCATACAGGGTGATGTGCGGCGGATTCAAATGATGGCTTGCTTTCAGTGAAAGGATAACTCATTTTGATCCCGTCTTGGAGGCGTTCGATGACTACTTGCTTCGACTGACCGAATTCAGCATCATCTGACCACAACTTCCAATCTTCTGGGGCATCCATGGCTCCTACTTGCATGTGGACGTCATAGGTGCTCTCCAGAAGAGCCCGGAAGTGGTTGTAGATGTGGCGGAACTTAGCAGCACTCCAAGGACTGGCCTTGATGGCCCGAGCCAAGACTATGCGCATGGTCTCGCGGTGAGACTCAACAAGGGTCGCCGCTTCCATGTTACACTCCTGGGCGGGGATTTGAGCAAGGCTGTACACGTCGTTGACCAGCCGCTGCATTCGGGCAGTGAATTGCAACACATGGTCAGAGCCACCGGGTGCAGTGCTTTCAACTTGTATAAGCAAGTGGTCCCAGGCGTCGTGGATTTGATAGCACCCGCCGACCTTGACCCAGTTGTGGGCGTTTGGGCCGTTTGCGGCTTTGGCATCAAATTCCGCTGGTTGGCCAGGTTTTGGAGCCACCCCTTTGCCTTTCAAGTCTGCTGTGGATGTGGCCGGTGTCACGGCAGGGGCGGCAGTACCAACGACAGAGTCGGCTGGCGCTGGGGCAGCAGCAGCTGGCTTGGGCGGCGTTGAAACCACACC